AGAAGTCATGGACCAGGAGTCAAGAATAGCAATGGTAGATAGATACTACCAAGGATTCAGCCAAATTTCATCACAGACTCCCTTATTAGATAAGGGACGAAGTCTGCGAAAAGTTGGCCTGCTAACGCTACTGAACTTCTGTATTCCTTAACCATTAATGTCGAAAAGACATTATAGAGAAGGAATCCAGTGTTCCCCTGAAGTGTATGTGCTCCACTAAGTCAGGTCATCCTTGAGAAATTCTCATCGACCGCCTGGTTAGGATGCACCACTCCTTTAGGTCCAAATAGCATTCAGAATCCGAAACCCTGAACTAGTCTTTCACAAGACGAGTTCTGGATAATATCTAGGGTCTCCCTAATAGAGATGAGTTGCCTATTAAGACACTCACCCACTACTAAGGGTTCTAGCACACTTCTGTGTATGGCCTGGAGTATTAATCCAGGACCAATACACGAGAAGTCTGATCCATCAACTGAGAAAAGTCTCTTGGCAAATTCAATGTATCTATTAGATACAATAGATTTGCTTAAGCTAATCTCTACCCCGAATGAGGTCATCATCTTTAAGTATCTCTCAGAGATACTTGAGTGGACGACTACATCATCACCTAACACGGCATAAGCCGGAGTTGAGTGAGGTGTAACTGCTGCGTTAACCACCATATGGTGAGTTAAGGCTAGCATGGCTCACGAAGAGTATGCACCCATTGGTTGACCGACAGCATATTTAACATATGCTCCGTCATACCAAAATGGCACACTAATTAATGATTTCCATAATCTCGCGATTAATGGACTAGTAAAAGATGATAGTACTTGACTCTGAAGTTCAATCGGTAACCTATCGGTTGCCGCTGATAAATCATAAGAAAAGTACTTTTCACCTTCCCTCAGATGTCAGACGGCATTCGGACCAACAAGTCTTTTTAAAGGACTCATTTGGTCGAATGTCCCGTCTGTCGGAACCACTCTCAATAACTCAAAGATAGAGTCATGAAGTGGCCTGAAAGCTACTTGGAGTCAGTAGTTAGTCATTGCGACTACTCTGGATTTCCCGGACACGGTTCTTACGATAC